AGATTGCGTTGCGTTCAGCATGTTCGACCCAGTGATACTTTTCTGGACGTTTCCAACGATCATTCCAATCTTCTTCGATTCCGCGAGGGAATCCATTAAAACCCGTCGACAAGATGACGTTATCATCGTTGACGATTACACACCCCACCTTTGTCGACGGATCCTTGCTTTTCTGAGAGATCAGAGCAGCCTGTAAGATAAACAATTCATCCCACGATAGTTCATCACGAATCATAATATAATCTCAATGGTTATTTAATTTCTACCTTACGTGGCTTCTGTTCTTCAGGAATGACATTTTCTAATTCAATAGAAAGAATGCCATCAGCAAGAGCGGCGTCACGAACCACTACTGTATCAGACAAAACAAATTGGCGAGAGAACTTACGACCAGCAATACCCTTTACGAGATAGTTGCGTTCGGTTTCTTCTGCCTTTTTGCCTGTGACTTTGAGAGAGTTTCTCTCAGCAGTGATTTCAATCTCATCTTGTTTGTAACCAGCAACTGCAAGTTCAATGATGAAATTGTATTCGTCTTTCTTGACGATGTTCACTGGAGGAAATGCAGTTTGAGATGACGTAAGTAGATGAGCCGCATTGTCGAGAGCAGCGAACGAATTCTCAAACCCAAGAGCGGTTGGCAGAAGACGATCGAAGTATGCGGATGTGAGTGCAGTGATATTAGTCATTTTGTAACTCCTTTAATAAGCAAGTTTATAGAAATGGAACCCCAGATGGGCATTCCATTTTTATTTATACACCAGTTGAACCAAATCCACCAGATCGTTCAGAGTGTTTCTCAGGTGGATTCTTTAGAACTATAAATTCCACCTTTTCATTGCTGATCACCTCAGCCTGAGCAATTCTTTCTCCTTTCTTGAGAACTTGTCCCATTTGAGAAATGTTTGTTAGGAGCACATAAACTTGCTCTTGATAATCGACGTCAACAATGCCTTCCGAGTTAGCGAGTACTAGACCTCTCTTAAGAGACAATCCAGAACGAGGGTGAAGGCGAATGCTGTAAGTTTGCAATGGTGGCGACATTGCGCCATAGATATCGGCGAAATTTTCTATTGTAAACCTTTTTTCGATTTTAAAGATCAAGCCTGTGGGAATTAACAGGCGATCTCCTGGATAAATCGAGATCTCTCCGAAGTTGTTTATCTTCTGAGTAATTGGATTGTTATACTTATCATAACCAGTTACTTGATCAGTAGTAGGCTGGAAAGAAAGGTCAAAACAATTAGAGAGCGAAGTGCCATAAATCGGCATTTCAAAATCATCACGAAGTCGATACACATTTAATGTAATCACAAATTTACACCTCTTTCTTTTTCTTTCCAATCGTATATTTCGAAACTAATTGCCAGTCAGCCTTATCCTTGAATGGCAGGATTTTAATCTGGCTCAATGGTGCAACGTTGTCTTTTGTTTTCTCTGGAGTGACCAGTTCAACCAAATCCCATTCAGCCATCAAATTTGCAATTGTGTTTCTTCGCTGCACATCATTATCAGACATGTTGCTTGGCTTACCGTCCAACTCAAAGAGTTCTTTGAAATGAACGATATAATATTTTCCTTGCTTATGGAGTATGTGGCAGGATTGATATAGAATATTGTCTTTCTTTGCTGCTACACCAATACGAGTGAGAGTCTCGCGGACTTTTAAGAAATCGTCCTGTTTCTTTAATCTGACTTCTACCAATTTGTCGACCATTTCAATCACCTTTATATAATTGTTTTTTTATCTCAGAGATTTGGTCGTCAGATAGAATCTTTAATGCTTCCTCAGCCTTGGCATCGGAGTAACCATAGTATTCCTTGACAGCACTCAAATCACTACTTTGAGCCTTTTTGTGCCATTTACTGTATTGGCGTTTCTGGGCTCTAACAATATTTATAAGGAAATCATATTTGAGTTTATTGTCCAGGGTTGTAAATTTGTTCATTTCATTAGCCAGTAAAACAGTGTCCCTGTGGAAAGACAATGCTCTATTAACCATAAATGCTGAATATGACTTTTCGTCCTGCTCAGTCAGAAGTGCATATTCCTTCGTCTGGAGGATAGACGGAATGATTTCTTTGAACAGGTCAGCCATTGTTCGATCTCATTTCACGGTTTTTGCTGCTTTTTTTCTAGCCGCAATAAGAGGTTTAATTGCATCTGGGTTATTCTTCAGATATTCCTTTCTAGCAATGCTCCTCTTCATGCGCAGTTCTGGATTATTTTTATAAGTTTCCTTGAGAGAATTCGACATCTTTTCACGAGTGTCTTTATTTTTTGAAGGATGTTTATCTGGATTGTTCTTATGCCATTCTTTCCTTTGGAGGCTGATGGTTTCTTTGGCTTCTGGGTTATTTTTATAAAATTCAATCATCGAGGAAGACATCTTCTCAAGAACTTCAGGTCGATGTGTTGGATTATTTTTTCCAGAAAATAACAAATTCATTTTTTGTTTATGCCTATCTCTAATCTCTTCGTTCTTCATTGGATTGGATTCAGGATTTTTTGCTAATCTTTCTTTCATAGCAATAGAAAGTTTTTTACGATTTTGTGGTTTTTTAGCTGGATTATTTTCGCCTGCATAAATCTCAGCCATCTTTTTTCGGATCCATTGATATTGTTTATTATTTCTAATGAAACTACCAGATGAGCGCGGTGCAACAGTCATCATATGAGCAGCATATACCAATTTGGAATTATCTGGATATATTTTCACCAACAATTGATGCGCAACATAATGTTCTTCTGCTGTCAGATCAACAAGATTATTCGCAGCATTATTCCCACCCATACATCTGGGAATAATATGATGTCGCTCGCAGTAACCCTCAAGCAATCTATTTTTTGCTCTTTCAATTAGAGCATCATAGTGCTTTTGATAGTTCATGAGAACTTACACTCAACCATCATTTCAGTTAGACATGCGGTGAGGTTCAGTTCCTGGTCAGCAACAAATGCTGCCTGATATTGATACTTGGCGAGAATCAAGACAGCATTCGGAATGGTGGACTTATCCATAATGTCATACAGACTGTCGTAGATTTTACGATAGATCTTCGCAGGATCATCGCCGCCGAAGTCAGCAACCCACTTACGCATAGCACTAAAATTTTGATCGCGCAAAGAAGTTACGAGATCATTTAGTGAGACATCTGCGATGCTAGTAAGGATACCAGCATCAATTTTGCCACTGACCGAATAACGCTGGAGTTCATTCAACACACGACGATAATCTGGGAAGTGTTTTTTGACAACTTCAGCCAGCACTGCCTTATCAAATGGAATCTTCTCACCAGTCAGAATCTCTGATGCACGCTTCATAAAAGCCATCGCCATCTTTGGCTTTTCTTCTTTGCGCAGTTTGAATTCAATCACCGCACATCGACTATGCAATGGTTCAATGATACGATTCTTGAAATTACATGTCATGATGAAAGTGCAGTTATGCGCAAACTCTTCCATCGCAGCACGCATGGCTGGCTGCGTACTATTTGGGTTCAGATAATCTGCTTCATCAATAATAATAACTTTCTTACCACCACCAAGAGACATTGCACTGGCATAGTTCTTGATCTTGACTCGAAATGTATCAATGCCCGATTCATCCGAGCCATTGATCATTAGATAATCACAGCCGATCTCATCACACAATGCACGCGCAACGGTAGTCTTGCCAGTACCAGGACCACCACAGAGAAGAAGATGGGGAATCTCCTTGCGATCAACATAAGATTGGAACGTGGTCTTGTATTCATCAGGAAGAATACAATCGGCAATAGTATGAGGGCGGTATTTTTCAACCCACAAAGACTCATTCATAATATAAACTCCACAAAGAGAAGATGGGGCGGAGGAGGTGAACCCTCACAGCGGCAGTCTGGCGGAGTGTGCTGTCAACAAGAACAGTTGCGCCCCAATATACTATTTAGCCACGTTTTCGTAAATACTTTGAAAATCGCTTTGTTCAGCGACTTCTTCTTCATAATTACGCTTATGATAAGTGCGCGCTAGTTTACGACCCAACTTCTTTGGAATCTCGCATTCGTCTTGCAATTTTTGCAAAACATCTTTAATGTGATCGCGTTCTGCTTCAACACGAGTAAGTGAGTTGGAGATTTCTTGGAGGCATCCCAAAACCTTTGCTTTATCAAGTGCCATTATTCTTCTCCAAAGGTTGAACTTGCTGCTTCGATAGCAATGTAATATGTCACTGGAACGTTTTTGTTTTTAAACATAGCCATACCACGACGAGATACTGAAACATCATAAGACCCATCTAGCATCTTAAAATTGTCAACTTTCATAACAACCTTAAACTTTGTATCACTAGCCCCGATCTCAATCTTAGATTGATCAGCAGAATCATCCTTCATATCCGTAGCGATAAACAAAATCGTTTCTCCGTCACTCTCGAACACAAAATTTGGTGACCCAGAAATACCTGCGCTCTTTCGCATCCACTCTAAATCCTCTTGAGTCAATGTAAATGAACAATCTGGTTCACTCAGAGTGATTCCTTTCTCGGGTGGTGCAACGATAAGTTTAGTTGAGCAATATTTAATGTAATCGGAACGCTTTTTATTTTCTGTCGCAATTACAACTCGATCATCAGTAAAGTCAAGGACAGGATCTTTATAGAGCGATACCTTTGCGAGCAACTTATTCAAATCATAAAGAGCAAATTCTTTAGGAAGATCTTCAGTGATTGTTGCCTCAGCGAAAATTGTCTTTAGACCTGAAATAGTTTTTAGACTATTTCCTGGTTTGAATAGCAGACTTTGATTTATGCTAGAAAAGTTTTTTAGAATTGAGATAGTATTGTCAGAAAGTTTCATAATTTAGAACCTCATTTGCTTCAACATGATTATTATACAAAGAATCAACTAGTTTGTCAACTCTTATTTCCAACTCATCTAATGAACAATTATTGTCCATCACAATATCATAATGCGCACCAATCCAAGCCCACTCACTAAAGTGCACTTCTGGATATGCATTACGCATTATTTCTAGTTTGTTGTATACATTGCATTCTCGAGCCAAAGTAAACCACTCAGGGTCATCACCACGACGAACACGAATAACAACTCCCCCAGAATCTTTAATAGCGTTGATTTCATTTGGAAATCTCACATCAGCAATAACATAATTGTTGTATGGTGCTTGTTCGCAACGACGTAGCACAGTATGAACCCAGAGGTCAGGATGAAATACATCACGACCTGCCTCTGTGCCCATTAATTGTAATGCGAGTCTTGGTGAGAACTCACGACCGAATTTGTCAGACCACCATTGATCAGGTTGTTCGCGCCATGCTCGAGATTCTGGAGTGTCTCCCTCAAGCATGGCACGATCCCAACCGAATACAGCAGCGCAAGAATCTTTCACACTATTCGC